GGTGAGGAAGACTCTTGACCAACTGCACGAGCATGGTCACATTGTGCGCTCCACTCGCCAGCCGATCATCTGGATCGAAGCCGCCACGGAGTGCGACAAGCCCGAGGGGCCGAAGCAGTTGATCGGGTGGGAAGACGCGCTGCGCTCCTTGCCAGCGTGCGAAGCAACCGACGCAGCCAAGCGATCACTTGGGCTTCTGCTAGATACGGTATCCGATAGGGTATCCGATAGGGTATCCGATAGGGCATCGATTGCAGGAACAGGAACAGGAACAGGAACAGGACTAGAGGCTACGCCTCTTGGTCTGGACGCTGAGCAAGCCCAGCACCCTGACCCGGCTCACCCTCTCTCTGTGTATGTCATCGAGGTCTGGTCAGATCGCAAGCTAGGCAAGCTCGCCACCCTCGACGCTTGGGCATCTCGACAGCAAGACGCCTGCCCCGGCCTAGACCTCGTAGCAGAAGCGAAGCGAGCGGCAGCTTGGGAAGACAGCAACCCCGGCAAGCGCAAGCGCGACATCCGGCGATTCCTTGGATCGTGGTTCAGTCGCCAGCAAGATCGCGGCTCTGGAGGCGCTCAGAGCAACCCTAAGCAATCCAACCGCCCGCCCTGGGAGCGAACCATTCAAGACGTAAAAGCCGAGGTTGAAGCCAACCTCAGAGCGAAAGGAATAGATCCCGATGGCCTCACTCACTGACATTGTTCTACATAACCTGCAACTCATCCGCTCCCGCACTCCAAGCGTGGCCGAGGCGAACACCTGGGTCGAGGAGTTCAATCGCAAGCTGGGCAGCATCGACCCGGCAAGGCTGCAAGCTGCGTTTGACTCAGCCCGCGAGGAAGCAGCAGGAACGGCCCGCTATCGCCCGCTGCACTTTGATGACATTGCCTACGCCTACAAGCGCACCAACCCCACAGGACAGAGCGCAGAAGATCGACCGCCAACCGATCCCCACTGCCCGCGCCGCTGCGGTGACGGCAAGGTCACAGTCATGGAGGGGGACTACGAGGTGTTAGCCCTCTGTGATTGCGCTGCCGGCCAGTGGTGGAGCGGTCAGACCGGCTGGTCGAGCTATCCCAGCGTGAGCGATCTACTCAGCCGCCCAGGCTACAGCGAGAAGCAGGAGCGCAGGATCTCCCAGGCTCAGGGCGACTGGCTGCGAGATCGTACCGGTCAAGTGGGCATTAAGCAGGCCATGCAGGAGTTCCAAGCCGAGATGCAGCGGAGGGCTAAAGGCTAGACTGCTCGGCAAAACGCACCTCTATCAAATAAAAGTGAATATACGCCTTGACCTTTAAGGTGCGTCTGATAATCTCAAGGGCATGAGAGTTAAGAATTACACAATCGAAGCACCCGGCAGAGACGCAGAGTACGTCAGAAGCACAGCGAAGGCTGCACAGCGCCGAGTCAGGGAGCTACACCGCGCAGGAGTCAAGGCGACCTTGACGCGGACAACACGAGCCCAGCAACGGGCTCTCGCGGCCTAGCCGCAGGAGGATGAGATGATGAACCTCACTGACGCACAGATGACCGCCCGAGCCACAGCCGTCCTTGCGAGCCACGGCTTGCGGGCTGACCCCAGCAGCACCTGGGGCGGGCCGCACTACTGCGGGTCCGCTGTGGCCAGCGCGTTGATGCAGGAAGTGTCCCCAGGCGTGAGCGCGGTCCCGATGATCGTAGTCGTGGCTCGGGATGGCTTCGTCAGCATCACCGACAACCGCAACCCCAGCAAGACCGTGCGGAGCCACATCGACACCAGCGGCACCCTGCGCCCCGGTGACGGCACCGGCCTCGACGCCTAATCACAACCCACCAACCCCACGGCCCGCCGGAGCCTATCCGGCAGGAGGACAAGACGATGAGCAACGACCAAACAATGAGCAGCAGCCAAATGGAGGACTTTTTGAGGCTGGAGGCGGCGCGAGATAGCCGAGCTATCATGTCAAAGCGAACCAGCGAGAAGATGACCGCCGCAGAGCGTCGCGTGCTTGGCCTCATCAAGTCACGGCCCGGAATCGTGTTCCACCAGGGCGGGAGATGGACAAAGAAGACGCACGTTGACATATTCGACGACGACGACGGGCTGTTCGAGGGTCGCACCAAGGTTAGTGTGATGAATCGGCTCGCCGCTCGCGGGATTGTCCCGAGTTATCAGACAGGATCGGGCGAAGTGCTGTGGGACGCTTCCTACGTGCGCCCCTGCCCTCATGTCGTCGCCGCCCACAAATAACCACGGCCCGCCGGAGCCTATCCGGCAGCAACCGCCCCAAGGGGCACGGAGGAGAGAAATATGGAAGCCCTAGACACAACGCTCACACTCGACGAGCTTCTAAACCTGAGCCCCAGGGGGCAGCAACTGCACGACGGGCTCCGACAGGCGCTCTGCCTGCTCGATGAGGTCACAGGCGCAATCGAAGCCTACGCAGACGATCACAACAGCGACAGGCCGACCGACGTGACGGTGCTGCTGCCGAGGCTGAGAAGGGCGCTCGGACGCTAGACGATAGACTGCTCGACAAAACGCACCTAAATGCAATAAAGATGTATATATCCGCTTGACCATAGAAGTGCGCACCTATATATTAAGGACAGTTGAGGCAATCAAGCCTCGGAGGACAGAGACGATGAAACTCACTTACTGGCACGCACCCTATATGGACGAAGGCCACAACCACTACGACATCCGCACCAAGACAAAGCGTGAGGCCCTGGCTGCTATTGAAGCATCAGGAACGCCCGAGAGCTACGGGAAGATCGCGAAGATCGTGGTTGAGTATGCTGACGGATTCGATCTTATGTGGAAAGCGACTGCCGACATGTTGGGTGAGCGCGACTACTAACCACCCACGGCCCGCCGGAGCCTATCCGGCAGGAGGACATTATGCGGAACGACCCCAATCAAGCGAGATCTGTCCTGACGGACTTCCTGTCCCAGGCTCGCGCCGAAGTGGACCGTATCGATGCCGACTATAAGTATGTTCGCAGCTACGTGCGGAACAGCCCGCGCCCTACCGCCGACAGCCTTCACCACCTTCTCGACCTTGAGCAGCAGCGAAGGGTCGCCGTCGCCAGCTTCAAGGCGGGCAATGCGATCGCTCGCCTCCTCGGGGTTGCGCCCGATGCGCTGGACCCCGGCCCCTAGCCGCCACCCACCAACCCCGCCCAGGCCACGGCGCTCGCTTCGGCGGGCGTTGCTGGTTCTGGACATCGGCGCACTGATGCATAGACTAGGGGCACACTTGAGGCAATATAAAGACGTATGCCAAAGACCACCAACGCCGAGATTGACGCTCGCCAGGCCATCGTCCAGACGAGGATCGGGGATCGCGGCTGGTCGCTTCAGATCGCTCTCGACCTTGCCGCTGAGCTAGGAGTCAGCAAGGAGACGATCTACAGGGACCGCCGGGCAATCATCGAGCGGGCAAGGGTCGAGCTATCAGCCGCAGACCTCGAGGAGCGGCGCTCTGAGTTTCTGGAGCGCCTGCGCGGTCACTGCCGGGCAGCACTGGATGCAGGCAAGCACGGACCGGCGGCAGCCATGCTGAACCTTGAGCAGAAGATCGTGGGCCTCGACCAGCCACCGCCGAAGCAGGACGATGAGATCGCAGCACTCGACCGTCCGCAACTGCTGCGGGAGTTGGCCCAAGACCTCAGCGCCGATGAGCTACGGCAGATCGCAGCCCTCAAGGACGGCGGCGAGGAGTGAGCGCAGCTACGGCCCTGCGAAGGCTTCGAGCCTCGCCCCTTGCACGCTATACCCCAGGACCGCCGCACAGGGCCTTTCTGATGGACGCTGAGCGCTTCCGGCTACTGCGTGCACCCTCGCAGTCAGGCAAGACCCTTGTGGCGGCTTACGAGACGGTCTCGCGCTGCCTGGGGCGTCACCCGTTCCACAGCACCAAGCCGCCGCCGATAGAAGCCCGCGTGGTGTGTCACAGCTTCCGTCAGTCGGTGGTGGTGCAGACGAAGGTTCAGGCGTTCCTGACTCCTGCGATGCTGCGGCCTGACTGCAGCTTTCACCCGGTGCGCGGCTTCAAGCACAACACGGTGAGCTTCGCCAACGGCTCGCGGATCGTGTTCGTCACCGCCGAGCAGGACCGGCTAGCCCTTGCGTCTGCCACGCTCGATCTGGTTTGGGTAGACGAACCGCCGCCACCCGATGTTTACGCAGAGAGCGCCTCGCGGCTAGTGCAGACAGGCGGCAGCATGTACCTCACGCTCACACCTGTAGGTCGCCCGGTGGGCTGGCTCAAGGATGAGGTGGAGCGCGGCGTGCTGAGTGAGACTCACTTCAGCCTGAGCACCTCGGCCTGTCCGTGGATGACTGAGGCCCAGGTGGAAGAAGCGATCAATGTTTGCCTTCCTAGTCAGCGCAGCCAGGTGATCGGTGGGGCGTGGGAGGCCGACTCTCTCGATCGCTACTTCGCAAGCTGGGACTCCTCCATGATCAGCGAGGACCTGCCCACAGGCGAAGTCTCGATCGGCCTGGGAATTGACCACGGCGAGGGCGCGGCCAAGGAGTGCGCGTTGCTGGTGGCGGCTGAGCTAAGCGATCCCAACCATCCCAAGATCTGGTTCCTCGATGAGTACGTTAGCCCAGGGCACACAGGGATCGACGCTGACGCGCTGGCGATCCTCGACATGCTCGAACGTGCAGGGCTTCATGCTGAGGCTGTTGACATCGCTGTCGGGGATCACAACTCGGCGGGCAAATCTCAGGCCGGGTACGGCATAAATGCGCTGATGACAGAGAGCATAGCCCGCCAATGTGGCAGGCCTGAATCCTCGCCGCCGTTCAAGATCAAGCCAGCCCGCAAGGGTCCCGGTTCGGTTATCTATACTTCGCGCCTCATCCACGCGGCGATGGTCAAGGGAGATCTGCGGGTCCATCCTCGATGCAAGCACCTGATCAACGGGTTCCGTCATTGGCGAGGGCCGGGCGGGGACCAAAGGAACAAAGACCTCACGCACGCACTCGACGCAGCACGCTACATCGGGCGATCATTCCTTGACACTCGAAGCAAGGGCGTACAGTCTTTGCGCGTAAGGTAGGACATGAACAACCTCACAGATCCACGAGTTCAGCAGCAACGCCCACCCCTTCCCGATCCCGGCGATGAAGCCCGGCGCGAGCACTCACGCCAGCGCCGCCGCATCCTTGAGGGTTGGTGGAGGCAAGACCTCGACGACAGGATCGGATCTTTCTTCAGTCAAGACACCGCAGCCCGGCTAGGCTTCCGAGACCTCAGCCGCAACCCGCTCAGGGCGCTGGTCGATCAGCTATCTAAGCTCTACGCCGAGGCTCCCACAGTGGAGCATCAGGACGTGCCAGAGGGCGGGCTGGATGACTTCCGCGAGCAACTCCGCGCCGCCGAGCTATGGTCTGTGCTGGGCCGCAATCAGCGGCAGGTAGTCGGCATGCGTGAGGGCCTGGTGCGCGTTGCCTGGACCGATAGCGGGCTACAGTTTCGCGTGGTTCCTTCGGATATGGTCTGGGCTTCGGCTACACCTGACCGACCGGCAGATCCTGCCGTCGTAGTCGAGGCCCGCATCCGCACCCTTGAGCGCCAAGGAAAGCGCGAGGCCCGCTGGACCTGGGACGTGTTGGACGTGCGAGACCCGCAGGAGCCCAGCTTTAAGGTTGTGATCCCAGACGGACCCGATCCGAGCAAGGCGCAAGACATCAGCGCGGAGGTCTTGGGCGGCTCGTTCAGCGGCGGCGAGTATCCCTATCTCGTCGAGGGAATACCCACGCTGCCCTTCGTGCTCTATCACGCAGAGGGCGGCGGCTCTCAACTCTGGGACGCCTTCACTGGCGCGGAGATGGTGGACCTCACCTTGACGGTCGCGGCTCTCAATTCGTTCCTGTGCTACTGCATCAGAGACGCCAGTCACCCAATCCGAGGGCTTAGTGGCGGCTCCATACGAGGCGTAAACGTCAAGGGACAGAGCGCCCGGCGCGAGGTGCCCAACGATCCTACCTCGATGCTGATGATCGACAGCGATACAGGCGGGCCGGTGCAGGCGCTCCAATGGGCGGCGGGCTGTGATCCTGAGAGATTGCAGATGGCCATCCAATCCTACGAGCACAGCGGGCTCATCGCGTCCGGCATCAGTCCAACAGATTTGCAGCAGTCAGGCGCGTCAAGCGGCTACGCTATCAGCCTCAAGCGCGAGTTTATCAGGGAGCGGACCCGCGCCATGATGCCGCAATTCGAGGATGGAGATCGGCGCGTGCTGGCCCTAGCTGCCTCGCTGAGTAACGCGATGGCGGGAACGTCTCTACCAGAGAACGGATATAACCTGCGGTACTCTCAGATCGCGCTGACCACAGAAGAGCGCAAAGCCAGACTCGAAGAGGCGCAAGCGGGGATCGCCCTGGGCACCCGCTCGATCGTGGATGTCATCCTCGCGGAGAATTCCGGTTGGACCCGTGAAGAGGCTGTTTCATATCTTGAGCGAGTTAGACAAGAGCGGGCACTGTATCCCGCAGCAGGAGGCGTGACCAGTGAGTGATGTACCGATGATCCCAGAGGAACGATTCAAGGCCGAGGTTGAGAAGCGCAAAGCCGCAGAGGCCCAGCGCAAGACCCTCACCGAGCAACTTGCAGAGGTGCAGGCCCAGGTCAAGACGCTGACCAAGGAGCGCGATCAGTTCGGCGCACAGGTCGAAGGCATCGGGGATCTACGCGCTGAGCTAGACAAGGCCCGCGCCGACCTGACCAGCAGCAACACCACAAGCGCCGCGCACATCAGCATGCTAGAGGCTGGAGTCACGAAGGGCAGCGTGCGAGACTTCGCGCTCTTCCAGCACCAGCAGCACGTCAAGGCCGAGGGCGATAAGGCCCAAGCGTGGGGTGATTGGTGGGAAGCCAACCGCGAGACCATGATCGCAGACCTCGCACCGGGCCAGCCAGCAGCACCCGCGCCAGAGGTGGCAGCACAGCCCGCACCGCCCGCGCAGCCGATGGCGAACAACGGAGCGCAGCCGACACCGCCAGCGCCGCAGACCTACACGCCGGGACAGTACGCACAGATGAGTTCTGCCGATTGGGCAGCAAACAAAGCCGACATCCTCGCAAGCCTAAAGTATTGACACCAGCGCCGCAGGGCGCTTAGCATTAAGCCGCTGACTCTGGCCGCCGCCGGGCACAATCGGGCGACAAGGGAGCCAGCACAAGGGGCCACGCCGCCGCCGGGCAGTTCGGGCGATAAGGGCCGACACAACAACATCAGGCGCGGTGCGTCTAAGATAAGGAACTGCTCACAATGGCAAACGAAGTACTACTAAGCTCTCACGGTGGCGACACTAGAAGCGCGGAAATCTACAATAAATTGCTCCATGAATTGCTCATGGACCCGACCAGCCTCCGCGCTGTGGCGACCAACCTGGGCGACATCGGCGGATCTGGATCTGCCACGCTGACGACCGGCACGGTTGACTTTGATCTTGCAATGGCTGCACAGAGCGCCGGCGACGAGACGACTGCGAACGACAACACTGCTGTGACCGTTGGCTCTGTCTCTCTGACAGTCGCCCAGCAGATCATCAGCTTCGGCATGAGCGATCTGCACAGCATCGTTGGCGCACCCGGCCAGCTTGACCTCCAAGCCCTCGCGGCAAAGATGGCTCAGGCTTATGAGTTGCGCTTTACCGATCTGGTCTGCGCCGCTACCGACACGATCACCGCGAACGTCGGTACGGGCGGCGCTGATATGACCGTTGACGACTTCTACAGCGCAACCGCGACACTCCAGCAGGCGCTTGTCACTGGACCCTGGACAGCCGTCTTGGCTCCTGTGCAGGTGACGGACCTTCGCACCTCGCTGCGCTCTGAAGGTGGAGCTATGCAGTTCATGCCCGGCACCGCCGAGCAGTTGGCTGTGAAGGGCCCCGGCTATCAGGGCAACTTGTTGGGCGTTGACATCTTCTCCAGTGACTCGATCACAACGAGCGGCGGCAATCGGATCGGCGCAATGTTTGGTCCCGGCTGCGTTGCTTATGTAGAAGCCAGCGCACGCGCTGCCATGCCCGGCAGCATCGCCGCACCGTCACAAAGCCCCGTTTATGCGGAGTTCGTGCGGGCAGGTGATCCCGGCATCAGCCGGGTAGTCGGCCACGCATTTGTTGCGGTCGGACTGCTTGAGAACGCACGAGGTGTAAACATTACGACCGACGCTTAGTAACTAGACGACGGCACCGGGCGGGCTATCCTCCGCTCGTCCGGTGCCTTAGTCACAACCGGAGGAATGAGATCACATGTCAGCAATCATCGGCCAGCGAGTCACAGAGACAGCCACAAGCGAGCAGCAGAAGCTGCCGCGCAGCGTGAAGGCTCGCGCTCGATTCTGGTTCATGGTGCACCCACACTGCTGGTCCTTTGAGGATGGCGAGTGGTTGCCGGTCCCGTCCAAGCTCCACCTCGATCCCGGCTGTAACGGAGTCACTGACGGAGGCGGGACCGATCTGGCAGTGGCCCAGGTCAACCGCAACGGATGGCACGTAGTGAGACCAAGCGACGATCGCCTTGGTGACTTCAAGTGGTACGTTCAAGAGGTGCCCAAGCAAGGGCGCGGGCGCGTTTATCTCAGCATCTGGGATGAGGCCAGCATCGTCGGCGGGCGTGTCTTCTGGGACCATGACGATGAGGGCTGGCGCGACTTCCGGCGGCACCTCGTGACCTCTGGGATCTGCTCACCGATGAGCAAGCAGGTTTATCAGCTAGAGATCCACAAGCAAGAATCAAGAGTCGAGAGGCTCGAAGGCAGCGCAGCAACAGCGCCGCACAATCAAGTAGTGGCGGGGCGGCTCGTTCGGGAGCGTGCCCGGCTGGATGCGATGATGGCAGCGAAGCCCGCGCACCTGAGCGACGAGAAGCCGAAGGCCCGCCGCAAGGTCAAGGGCAAGCGCATGCAGGAAGAGGCGAGCCCATGAGCGGCGAGCATCCCGAAGGACGGAAGACGATGGACGCGCTGATTCGGCGCTCTATCAAACACGGAGCCGATCCGCGCTGGGCCAGGGAAAAAGCCCGCAAGGCGGTGCGCGAGGTTTATCATGGAGAGAAGTCTGATCGGCCGAGAGGTCACAGGCGAGACAAATAACACCCGACCCCGCAAGGGGTCTCCACAGGAGCGGGTAACATGGCAAAAGGCACAAAGCACATAAATCACGGCATCAAGATTGACGACGACGCGCAGGTGTTCATTAAATGTCAGTCGTCCGTGCCGGACAACGACGATCTTGCAAATAACGAGTTGGTGATCTACCTCGATGAGGGTGCTGACGAACTCAAGTTCAAGGCCAAGTACAGCAACGGCAACGTGTCCATCGGCACCCTGTCCATCTCCTAATCCACCGCCCAGGAGGGTTAGATCATGGCGCTTTATAACGTAGACGCCGCGAGCTTCACGGGGCAAGCGGCGAGCGAGAGCACAGCCACAGCAATCACTGAGGGCGGCGGCGATGTCATCCCCAAGGGTAGACTGCTGGGCGTGCGTGCAACGCTGACAGACAACACCGCAGGCGCTGCGGACACCGTAACGATCAAGGTCTACAAGGACAGCACGATCACGGTCGCGGGCGGCGGCGAGGAGTTGTATAGCGTTGACTTCGCTTATGGTTCGGACGAGGAGACGCTGAGCGACATGCTGGCCTCTCCAGTGCCGTTCTTCGAGCAGCCGCATATCACGATCACGCCGGGTCAGGCTGGGACTGATATGTCGGTGACGCTGTATATAGACGACGGGCGGTAACGTGGGCGCGGTCTTCCGCAAGCACCCGAAGCAGGAGCAGCCTGCTCCGAGGGCACAGGTGCACACAGAGCACCCGGCTCAGGGCTTTGACCCTAGGCACCTCCAGACGCCTCTGCTTGTCTGGTGTCGGGCTGATGCTGGGGTTGACCTGAACGGATCGACGATCTCGAAGTGGCGAGACATGAGCGGGCGAGGGCGGGACTTCTCGCAGGCTACAGCAGCAGACCAGCCAGCACTATCAAGCAAGGGGCTCGGCGGCAGGCCAGAGGTGTCCTTCGATGGCTCCTCTGATGTCCTCGACGGGGCGAGCCTGGCCGGGATGCTTAGCGATAGAGACGCGTTCACGATTGTTCTGGTTGTTCGTGGATGGTCCTGGGGCGCTGCGGTCAGTGCTACCTGGGGCACGGCATATGGGCGCGGGGCGTTCAGTGCTCCGGGCGGTGGTGGAAGCTACCTTAATTTTATCGCGTCTGACTCATCATCCGGGCTGGTCTCGGGACTCTACGACGGGACGACGCCCGCCGAGGTGGCGAAGGCTGCCGACGCAGGAGATGAGGGCGCGGATTCGATCTGGATCACAACCCTCAACGGGTCAAGCCTCACCTGCCGGGTCAACGGCGAGGACGGCACCCCGGACACCGACAGCGGCTTGCTGCACACGAGTGCCACGACCATCGGGCTCGGTGTTGGCTCCAGCAACGGCGACTTTTGGGACGGTGCGATCTCTGAGGTGTTGATCTTCGATGGTGCGCTGCGCTCTCAGGATCTGGCAATCGTCGAGGACTATCTGAGCGATCGTTACTCTGTCCGCATGGCTCAGCCTGCCGCGCCTGGGGCCGCTGACGCGTTCGTTACCAAGTGCCAGGACAGCAGCGATCTATATGCGCTCTGGACTTGTCAGGACCAGGCGACCGGCGACCTATCGGACGCCGACACCGCGATGACTGACCAGACCGGCGGCAGCGTTCCTGACATTAGCGTCCACCTGGCGACGGCCGGCAACTGGCAGATCGAAGATT